CCATGCAAATATTGTCGAATAAATTTAAAAACAAATTTTAAATCATTGCCTTTAACAATGGCAGTAATGGAAAATCGTGAAACTTTTTCTAAATATGTTTATGAATTGCATGAACTAGTGAATCGTATGCTTAAAAAGAAATCGACTCTATCATATGATGATGTGAGAGAGCGTTATGAGCATTTTAGAGCAAGATGTACAGAAGAAAAGCCTAAACTATTCAAAGTAGAAAAAAGGCGAAAAACATTAAAAAATAAAGAAAAAGGATGTACAGAACCGATTTATGGTAAGAAATCAAAATGCATTCTTAAAATTGTTCCACAGGAAGAAAAATGCGATACGTTTCAGATGGATAAAAAATGCGTGAAAACCAAGGAACCTTAAATATTAATTTAGTCTTATATTTTTATAAATATTTTTATAAAAATATTTCTAACAAATTTAAAGAAAATTTAAAGAAAAATATATACTTAATATAAATGGTAACAGCGTCAATTACGACAATATCATCAACTGATTTTTCTAGTTACGATGACGGAAATTATCAGGCTATGACAGGAATTGCATGCAGTGCAAATGGCGAAATTATATACGTATGCATGTATGGTGTCACTAACATTGGAGTTATGAAATCAACTAATAATGGTACTACATGGTCAAATATTTATCCAAATAATATGGGATTTACATCAATAGCATGTAGTTCTAACGGCCAAATCGTTTATGCCGCAAATTTAGGAGATGGGCTTTATAAATCTACAAATGAGGGGGGCGCATGGAGTAAAGTTCAATTTCTTCCAGATAATACACTACCTGGAGATGCATTAAATCCAGAATCGCCCACTGGAGGAAAGTTTCCTGGTTATGATTTAACAAATATAGATCAAATTTCATGCGATTCAACCGGAACAAAATTAATTATGACTACAAATGCAGCTGCTTCTATTTATCAGTCTACAGATGGAGGTTCAACATGGCAATTCCTATATGTTGCTCCAGGTTACAATACTACGCCTACAGGTCCTACAATGCTTGCAAGTAATGCAGATGGGAGTATTTTGTACGCAGCATTAAACACAAACACTATAAGTAAAGATATAATTGCAAGTAAAAACTCTGGTGTTACGTGGGAAACTATAAATATGTTCGGAATTTCGGGTCCTTTTACAAGTTTAGGAACTAATTCATATGGAGACTTTGTTTTTGCAATTGATGATACTAGCAATTTAAATATATTTTATCCTACACATACAGATAATGCAGTATTAGTGCCTTCAGCTGGGAATACCTTCACTGCACTAGGCGTTTATAATGAAGGGAAAAATCTTGTCATTTCTCAAAACTCTTACCCTTCACCTATCCCAAGTTATTCAAATGGAGCAGTTGTATTATACTCTGTGGTAAATAAATATAATCCTGGACAAGGTGACGTTTCTTGTTTTAAACGTGATTCTCAAATTTTATGCTTGAAAGAAGGAGAAGAAGTTTATATAAAAGTGCAAGATATTCGTAAAGGTGATCTTGTTAAAACATCAAGAAATGGATATATTCCTGTAGATATGATTGGAAGAAGCAAATTATATAATTCCGGAAATAATTTGCGAGGGCAAAATAGATTATACCGATGTTCTACATCCAAATATCCTGAATTAACGGAAGACCTAATTATAACTGGATGTCACTCCATACTTGTTGATCAATATACAGAAGGAGAGAGAGAGGAAACGATTGAATTAACTGGAGGACGGGTTTTTGTAACAGATTGCAAATATCGTCTTATGGCTTGCGTTGATAAAAGAACAATTCCCTTTGAAGAAGAGGGTCTATTTGATATTTACCATATTGCATTAGATAATGATGATTATTATATGAATTATGGTGTGTATGCTAATGGTCTTTTAGTCGAAACTTGTAGCAAACGTTATTTAAAAGAATTATCTGGTATGACATTATTTTAATAATTTGAATTTATATTTTAATTTATAGATGATTGTTGTAATTCTTTTCGTAATTTTGTAAAAATCTTACTAAACATGCTTATCATATTTTTTCACTATTTTTCTAAAAATAGCTTTACATACCAAAACTACTGAAACTATTCAGAACAGGCTGAGGTAAATATTCACTGCTTATAGCATTGTAGTTAGGAACGGCCTTGCATGTTATTGCAGGTTCGGGGCAACGACCACACGGCGGGCAAGCTGGGCAGGGTTCTTGTCTAGGACAAGCAGCTGAAGTCGGACATACAGGGCAGACTGGTGGTACGATTTCTGATTTCAAAATGTACAAATCTTCTTGCCCCGGAAGAATTTGACTTTTAGGAATACCTTTTGGCATTGTACTAGCATAAGGATTTTGGCTAGCGTTAGGACTAGAGCTCAAACTAGGGTTAGAGACAGAACCAGAAGTTTGCATATAATTAGAATTATAGCTTGTTCCAGAACCATAATATGGTGTCGTGTTATTATTATTGTTGTAATTATCATTGCTACTAGTATTATGCGTTTGAGGATTCTGTGATGAATATGTCGTATTGTTACCAGAAGCATCAACAACCTGAATTGTTGTGACTCCATTTATTTTACTAATAGTGGCTTCACCACCATTCTGGCTATAATACGTTGTATTGTTGTTGGTCTTGCTATTGTTATTGTTGCTACTGCTATTATTGCTATTGCTGCTGCTATTCGGATTGTTTACGCCAAATGTTGTAGAATTACCATTTGAATCCGTTACAATAAGCGAGTAAACCCCATTTGAAAATATTAATTTTGCATTGCCGCCATTTGGCCCATAATACATGGTGGGATACGATGAACCATGATAGTGATTGTAGTTATCATAATCATTTTGGACATTTTTGCTTGGTCCTGTATACACATTTCCTTGACCTCCTGTTTCACTATTATTGGAAGATCCCCAACCATTATTCACTCCTGTATATGTGGAAACCTCAAATCCCTCCTCTCTCCCTCCTCCTAAAAATGAAGCTAAGAGAAGACCTACCAATAAAATTAGAAAAAGAAATATTGCCTGATTTTTCATTGTCATTGTATAATTTATATAGTGAAAAAAGTTTCAAATATAATTGATTTCATAATTTATTCCATAGATTATTTTATCTCTCTAATTACAAAATGAGCAACAAGCAAAAAGAATGGGAAACGCTTGAAATAGTTGATGATGATGATGATGATCACCTTACTCCTGCTGTTGAGTTAGCTGCTATTCCTAAAAAGCGAGTTAAGAAGATACCGGTTCCACTGAAAAAATACCATTTTGAAGACGCGAATATATTCGAGATTGGTGTTGATGAAGTTGGTAGGGGACCACTTTTCGGCCGTGTATACACCGCGGCTGTAATTTTACCTAAAGATGATAGTTTTGATCATTTACGAATGAAAGATAGTAAACTATTTCATTCCAAAAAGAAGATTCAGGAAGTTGCTGAATACATAAAGAAAAATGCTATTACATGGGCCGTCACATACGAGGATGAAAAAGTTATTGATGAAATCAACATTTTACAGGCAACTCAAAGATCAATGCATAAATCTATATCCGCGGTTTTGTCGCAAATAAAATCCGAAGAACATAAAATTCACCTGCTCATAGATGGCAATTATTTTAATTCTTATACACAATACAACAAGACAAGAAAAATGGTAGAAGCAATTCCTTATACGTGCATTGAAGGAGGTGATAATAAATATTCATGCATTGCTGCCGCGTCTATATTAGCTAAAGTAGCACGGGATGAATACATAGATTCACTCTGTGAGACGAATCTAGAATTGATTGAAAGATACGGAATTAATACAAATAAAGGTTATGGCGCAAAAAAACACCTAGAAGGAATAAAAGAGCACGGGATTACAATTTGGCATAGACGAAGCTTTGGCATTTGCAAGCATTTTGTATAATATAAATGATAAAAAAACATAACCGATATAAAGGTATCGCTGTATATATGGTAATATAGGACTTTAATATAAACATGTTTTATTATGATAACGATAATTATCTTGATGAAATGACAAACGAGCAATGGATAAATTACTGGTTTATTCGTTTAACGGGACAAGACGACGACACCGAAGTTGAAAAGGTAGTTTATATTAATTTTCCAGAAACGGAACCAAACGATGATTATGATGAAAAATTCGCCTTCACATCTACCTCCACCTCCACCTCTACCTCTGATGAAGTTGGAAGTATCTGGTTTAATTTTTGTGGTTTTTTATTTTATTAAAACTTATATAAATTTTATCAATATATAAGTTTTAATTTTAGTCTTTTGAATACAATATAACAGCATTTCAGGTTTATTGCCTTATTAAAATACTTTTTCTTCTTCTATTTGATTTGCGTTTATTTGATTTGGGTTTGTTTGTTTTGCGTTTGTTTGATTTGAGTTTTTTAATTAATTTTCGCTTTCTATGAGAATATTTGTCTTTGTGTCTTCGTTTTTTACTTCTTCCACCTCCAGAATCTAATTCTGCTAATTCAGCCTTTTCTTCTTCATCTAGTTCTTTGTATTCATATTTTCTTTCAGGCTTTTTAAATTTTTCTTCGTCTTGCATTTGTTGTTGTTGTTGCATAAACCGATCCACTTCACCGCGGTCCACGTCTCTGGCTCCTGTTAATACAAATTTTTCTACATTTCCATCTAAAGGAGAAGATAATGCTTCCATTTTTCCCAACTTCTTTGAAACCGCTTTGGATTCGTATTCTGGCGTTACAGATGTAGTTCCTGTTAGAGACTTATGTGCAGTTTTTAAATCAATCTTTGCTTGTAAAATACTAATTTTTTTGTTTATTTTATTTATTTCTAAAATTTCACCCATATTTGTCAAGTTTTCCTCTTTTCTACCCTTTAGTATTCTTTTTTTTTGTACTCTTAACTCAACTATAGCATCAAAGATAGTTTGAGTTTTAATTTGTTTTCTTTGAAGTGGATTTATGGCCTCAAGTTTTTCCACGGGTAAATTAGCAACTTCTTCAGGATTTGTATATTTATGTCCAAAAAAACTCATATACTATTACTAGATATTTTTTCTACGCAGAACACATATCACATATATCATGTTCCTCTTCCCCTCCTCCGACATTATCCATTTTTTCTGGTTCTAATGTAAATTGCTGAGCTTGATGTTTTGCCTTCCGTCTTAAATAGTAAATACCCGTCTTCAACCCGAGTTTCCATGAATAAAAGTGCATTGATGTTAATGTATTGTACGTCGGATCTTCTAACCATAGATTCAAGCTCTGACTTTGACAAATATACGCCCCTCTATCCGCAGCCATATCTATCAAATGTTTCATTGGAATTTCCCAAACGATTTTATATTTATCGCGAATCTCTTGTGGAATGATTGTTAATTGCTGAATACTTCCCTTATTCGCTATAATATTGTTTTTCACCTTTTCATTCCAAAGCCCAAGACTAATCAATTCGCGCATTAAATATTTATTCGCTACTACAAACTCCCCCGCTAATGTTCTGCGACTATACATATTACTTGTTAGCGGTTCAAAGCATTCATTGTATCCTAAAATTTGCGATGTACTTGCCGTTGGCATCGGTGCGACTAATAGTGAATTTCGTATTCCATGCGCTTTTATAGATTCCTTTAACGCGGACCAATCATAACGACTACTAGGTTCAACGCCCCACATGTCAAATTGTAATATTCCTTGTGATGCCGGAGAACCAATAAAAGTACTATATGCGCCGCTTCTCTCATCATCTAGTGCTTCTATCTCATTTTTGATTGTAAATAATTTATAATTCTCATCGGTATTTGCTAAAATATAATCTTCCTTGTTCAAAATGCGCGCCGCATCTTTATAAAAATCATTCTTGTCTAAAATATAAAAATCATATTCCTTGCATTTTTGGCGCAATCCCGAAATATCAGCTTTCCTCTGAATAGCAATTTCATTACTCTTTTCAAGTGCTGCATGATAAATCGTTTCGAAAATTTGTTTATTTACCAACTTTGCTTCCTCGCTTTGATAAGCTATATTCATCATAATAAACGCATCTGCTAGACCTTGCACTCCAATACCAATTGGTCTGTGAAGTAAATTACTTCGCTTTGTTTTTTTAGTAGGATAAAAATTTATGTCTATCACACGATTGAGATTATTTGTTACCACTTTGGTAACCTCGTGTAATTTGGCGTAATCAAATTCGCGACTACTTTCATTTACAAAAGCGGGAAGAGCGATACTTGCTAAATTACAAACTGCCGTCTCTTTATCGTCCGAGTATTCGATGATCTCGGTACATTGCCCTGTGAGAATTCCATTAAAAATTCCCAAATGTCGTTTAGGCTCTGTAAAACAATAAGTATCATCAATGCGATTATTATTTTCTATTTTCAATATCTTAACAAAATGAGAAGCATTTCTTTGAGGTTTATTTCCTTGAATTTTCAATCTCTTGGGTGAAAACCCGAGTTGAACCAGATTGTACAAA